TTGCACAACGAGTTGAGTTTAAAATTCTTAAACGGGTTTTTGGAGAGTTTTTACCCCCTGAATATCCATATCAAGTACAAGGTGCCCAACAAAGCGTATTTAAACAAGATTTTGATGATGGGGTAGATGTTATTCCCACCAGTGATCCAAATATCTTTAGTATGACGCAACGAATTACATTGGCACAGACCCAATTACAATTAGCGCAATCTGCTCCCGAGCTACATAACTTAAAAGAGGCGTATCGTAAAATGTACTTAGCATTAAATGTAAAAGACGTAGATGCTATACTTCCTCCCGATGAACAAGCTATACCTAAAGACCCTATTCAAGAAAACATGGATTCTTTAATTCAAAGTCCTTTACAAGCGTTTCCGCAACAAAATCACGATGCCCATATTGCGGCACACGTAGCCTTCTTACAAAATCCAAATACAGCGTCGAATCCCACCGCAGTATCTGCACTTCAAGCGCATGTTCAACAACATAATGCGTTGAAGTATAGAATTCAGATTGAGGGTATTTTGGCACAGCAAGGAATACAATTACCACCTCCTGGACAGCCAATTCCACCTGAAGTAGAAAGTCAAATTGCTATGGCGGCAGCAGAAGCCACACAAATGGTGACGGGACAAGAACAAGCTCTTGCCGCAGCAATGCAAACACCTGATCCACAACGACAAATGTTTGAACAGCAATTACAGTTAGAAAAAGAACAATTGGCACAGAAGGAAATGGAAGACGTGCGTAATAAAGAAACCGAGTTAATAAAGGCAGACTTAGACGCACAGATTGAGCGTGAGAAGATGGATTCTAAAGAAAGAGTAGAAGATACGAAAGCCGCGATTGATTTACAAGAATTAGAAATGCGAAATGAACGTGATGCTGAAAAGAACTATACTGAACTGGTTAAAACAGTTCGGGAAAGTAGGGAAAAAGATTAATTATGCCAAAAGTAGGTAAAAAACATTTTTCATACAGTAAAAAGGGCAGAAAGGCTGCTGCAGCGTATGCCAAGAAGACTGGAAAGAAAGTAACTCGTAAAAAGAAGAGTAAAACAAAAAGGAGAAAAAAATGAGTAGTTATTATGACAATGATAAATACCCTTCACCGTCTAAACAGACGAATAGACCAGATCCTAAAGTTCCGACTCCGTCGGGCAAAGGATTTGCTCAAACTAAGACTGTTAAAGCGGGGGAGTGCTTAGATGAGCCTGAAAAGGCAAAAGTCAAAGCTGCTTACGGTCAAACCAAAGGACTTCTTTGGTATAGATACATTAAGTAATTAATGGACTATATCGTTGCAACGGAGCATTTGCTCCGTAAATATCGAGAGAGGAAAGAAGCTCTCGCACAGACACTAGCGTCTGGTAGTATTCAAGACTTTGAACAATACCAGAGGATAGTGGGTGAAATAGCAGGTTTGAGTTTAGCCGAACAGGAAATTCAAACCTTACATTCTAATATGGAGGATGCAGATGAATGAAACTGTTCCAGATCGAGTAGCTAATTTTGGGAGTGATGTTGAAGAACCGAAACTTACTCCTGAAAATTTAGACTCGCACGTAGATAAGTTACCTCGTCCGACGGGGTATCGTATTTTAATTTTACCTTTTTCAATGCCAGGAGTTACCAAGAG